GCGCCGTCCAGGCCCTCCACCGATTTGGTCCCCTCCCGGGTCAGGTTGTTGTAGCGGCTCGATGTCCAGCCCGCCCGCGCCATCTCCGCATCCTGTTCCTCGATACGCCTGGTTAAATCCGTGATGACAGCCGCGGAGGTTTTACCGGTCAATATCAGTCGCCAAAACATAGCATCGGCCTCGCCAAATGAAACTATGCCCCGGTTATATGCCTGCATCAACAAGGCCCAGGCGTTGGCCGGTTCGATCAGGCTCTGTGCGAGTTCCATCAAGGCCATTTTTGAATCCTTCGCTGCCGGGATCAGTCCCTGGCCAAAGGCAACTGTGAGATCCTGTATCGCCGCCTCCAACCCCCGGCTCACGTTGGCATAGCTGCCCGCCGTTCGCGCTGCATCTCCCTGCGCGTCCGACGTGCCGGCCACGATCAGATTAAGGCGCGCTTGTGTTTTAGCCATTTCCAGCGCCGCCCCGGTCAGGTCTTCCGCCCCCATGCGTTGCAGCTCCTGTTTGACAACAGACTCGCTAAGGACAATGCCATATTTCCTAACCGATTCGGTTTCGCCCACAAGGGCAGCTTGGAAATCGCGCAGCGTATCGGGAGCAAGAGTATCGTTAAAACTGGATACATCGACCGCTAGCCTGACCAGTTGTATTGACAGCTCCGCCGCCTTGGCTCTTGTGAAACCCAACGGAACGAAAAGATCTTGCACAGCCGACCCCATCTCCTCTAGGTCATAGCGCGAGCGATTAACCTCCGCCCCCAAATCCGCCAGTGCCTGCTTAGCCATTGGTGCACTTGAGCCGAAAACAACACCAAACTTCGAATCCATTTCCTCAACTCTGCTTGCCGCCTCGACTGCCGCCTTGGCCATCTGCGCAGCCTGCCGCCCCAGCTGCAACACGATTCCCGCTGATACCAGACCTCCAATAGTCTTGAAAAGCGCGCCTGAAGCAGCCGAGGCTTTCTCTAACCCCTGCGCCGCCTGGCCGCCGGTCGCCCCCAAATTTTTCATATCGCGCGCAGCCTGGTCTGTGCCCCGCGCATCATATCGAGATTCGATTAGGGCGCGCAGTTTTCTCTCAGCCACTTGACACCCCCAAAGAATGATTGACAAATCTAAAAGTGCCGTGGTACAATACCACGCCAGCCAAGCCTACCAAGGGAAGTGCAAAATGAGTAAATCTAATTATGTTTTGATGAAAGAACTCGCAAACGAGATTGGTCTTGATCGCTCGAATATGCGTAAATATGTCCTTCAACAGGGCTTTAGCTGGCTGAAAGTACGTACTAAGGATTCTGGTGGTCAGCTCGTAAATGCTCTTACCCGAGAGGACGCTGACGCCATTATTGAATTGCGCAAGAGCCAGGGGTTTACCAATAATCCCGTTGTAGTCCAGAATGGCGATGGTTGGTTTTATATTGTTCAGATTGTTCCTGAGCTTGACTCCCTGCGTATAAAACTTGGCTTTGCCACAGATACACAGAGACGTCTTAATGCCTTCAGAACTATTTCCCCTACAGCTAACTTGGTGAAAACTTGGCCTTGCCGTATAACCTGGGAGCGGGCTGCCATTGATAGCGCAACGCGGCACAGATGCAGTCTTGTGGCATATGGAAGCGAAGTGTATCAATGCGATGATTTGATTGCGCTGGTTGAACGCCTCGATGATTTCTTTGCCATAATGCCTGATATTTAATCTAATTTTCTTTATACGATCTGGCCAGGTTGGGCATAGCATGGCTGGAGCCGGGGAGCGATCTCCGGCTCCTTTCTTTCTCCCCTCTCCTTCCAGGAGAGGGGTCGGGGGTGAGGTAGAACTGCTAACCATAATTATCCGCCACTCTGCTCCAGACTCCTCTTGATATCCTTTACCGCCTCGACATCGTATTCCACCACGCTCAATGGTTTATAGTCCTCCGGCAGGAACCATTCGGTAAATTCGAAATCCGCTCCATCGTACGGGATGCGGTTCGCCGGCTTGTAGGCGTGCACCACCCAGCACTTGCGCGCCACAGTCATAGCGCGCATGATGAAATCCGGCTGCTCCATCACCGGTCCCTCGAAGGGCATGTTTAACATCGTTCCTGCGGCCAGGTCCATACATTGTTCTGCCAGCTCCAGCGCCCAGGGCTTGCCGCCTACTTCGCCGGTCAGGAAACGGTAGACAGCAAGCGCGCTTTTTTTTCCGACAATTGCGGCCCGATATAATCATCAGCGCAGTCCACCACCCAGCTCATCACCTCCAGCGGCACCCGGTCCGCCTTGGCCTCTCCCACCGGCACCCCCTCCACCGCCCACTCGCCGAACTCCGTCAGCAGAACCTTCGCTCCCTGCCATTCCGCGTCGAAATGTTCGAAATCTAATTTCGACAGCGTCTTGAGCGGCTCGATCGCCACTTTCCACCAGGCTTTGAACTGTGGCAGGATCAGCGGATAGGGGAACTGGATATGACCCGGGTACCCCTCGACATCCGACTCGTAATACCCTGGCCGTTTATCCTCAGACTGCGTAGTCTGCGCCTTAGCCTTCGCCATAATTCCTCCCATCGTCGGGGCACGGGGCGAACTACGTTCAACCCGTGCCCATTCCTGTTACGAGAACCCGGTAATCGTCAGCGTATCGTCGCCCTCGAACGTGGCGCTCCGGTTGACTCCCGAAGCCACCCCGCCGCCCAGGTTGGCCGAAAAGATAGCGTTGCCGCTGAAATAGTCGGTCAGGTCCAGTTTGGTTGGGTAGATCAGCAGCGCCACAGAAACGCCCGCTAGGGCCGCATTGGTCAACACCTTGCTGTCCTGGTGCAGCCAGGCCGTGATCGACCCCGCCCAGGACGCAATGATGGCGATCCGTTTCTTGAACGTGTCGCCGAACTGCGGCGTCTCGATCGTATCCTGGGCGATGTCCAGCGACCATTCGTTAGCGCCCGTGATTTCGGTGCCGCTGACGTAGATCAGGCCATTCTTGCCAGTAATTGGGACTCCCATTTCTAATCTCCTCTCTTCAAAATTTCCTCGATGAACGGGACCAGGATGGTCTCCGCTCGCTTCTCGAAGCTACAAGCCTGAACCTTGTGAAGGCTTGCAACCGCCATCGCTTTGCGCTCGTCTTCATGGCGCAGGTAATATTCCACCTTGGCCAGAAGCTCCTGGCCGTCTTTATAAGTCGCCACGCTGTCCCCGAACGTTTCCTGCAGTTCGGGCCGCGTGTCGTCGCACAGTTGGAACGCGCCGCAGGCTGCGATCTCGTAAGCCCGCGGCCCCAGGCTGTGAGCCTCATCGATGTGCAGCTCCTCGCCCGCGCTGTCCTTACCGACAATCGTCCGGTGGTGGTTCAGGGCGATCTTCGTCCCGCAGTAATTCCTCACCAGCTCCGCATTGTCCAACAGGCGTGGAGTCATTACTTCTTCGACTCCAACAATATCCCTCCCTGCCACTCTTGGCACTGGCCCGCTGATCTTGAATTGATAACCGTTATTATGTGTTCTGAGCGACTCCATCAACTTCCCTCGCTCCGGCCACCACGTCCCATAGAAATACACGTCGCTCTGGTACTCCGCTCCTACTTCCACCGGGAAATGCCTGGTCGAGTCGTAGGAATGCGGCAGGTATTCAATCGGTAAATCGGTCGCTTCCCGCAGATAATCCACGCTGATCTTATCGTTGGTCAGCACGCCCGCATAAGGGCCTTTCTTAGCCATGATGCCTTGCTCGTAATCCCGGTACGGCGACTCGGTCAGCAGCAGCACCGCCGGGATCAACATGCTTTTCAGCAGGATCAGCGCCCGCCGGTGCAGCGCCAGCCCGCAGATCACCAGTACCACGTCCGGCACGAAATCGATCGCCTCGATCGCCAGCGCCTCCGAAGCCAGTAAGAATTTCTCCGCCGGCCCGGCTTTGAAGTTCTCGTTGCGCTTCAGCCAGGCCTCGATCGCCACATCATAGAACGCCAGGCGCAAGTGATAGTCGAACCCGCTCACCTCATGCCCCATGGCTTTCAGCGCGTTCATATAGCCTGTGTAAACATCCACCGTTGACACGCTATGCCCTGGCGCGGCGATCAGGATCCTCATCCCTCTTTCTCCTCATCTTTTTCAGAAGATTTAAAGCTCTTCTCTGTGCGCTCCGCAAACTTTGTTTGCGCCGTGTCTCTGTGGTGAAATCCCTTGAGCGGGATTGCCTCCAGGACTCCTGGCTCCACCACCACCACCGGCCGCAGCCCAAACACGAGCAGCTCCTCCGAATAACTGAGCGCCTGCCGCTCCCCATCCTCCACCAGCCAGAACGTCGCCTCCTCCGCCAGCTTCACGTAACAACCCTCGTACTCACTCATCCTCTTCCTCTTAACCTTCCAACTTTCAAACGTTCCAACGTTCAAACTCTAAATTCCGTCACCGTCACACCAATCTCGATATAATGGCACAGCACCGAGCCGAACATCCTTGGCTCGAAGAACTCGATCTCCGCCTGGGAGGCGTCGTAATAACTGCCTCCGTGCAGTGTCGCCGCATCGTCCAGCGCGTTGCACACCGCCTCCGCCAGGTTGGCCGCCGTCTTCTCGCTCTCTGCGCTGTCATCGAAGCTCAGGTATCCACGCGCCTTGAAGCGATGCGCCCGGAAGGCATTCGGGCTCATCTCGGCCACTTCCTGCGACATCCCATCATAGCTAACCACCCAGCCCCGCACCTGGTCCAGGCCGCTCACCGTGGTCTTGAACAGCTCCATGTACTTCGACCATTCATCCGTATAGCGCAGCCGGTCGTAGACCAGCCCGATATTGGTCACCGCGGCGACAATCGTATAAATGTCAGTCCGGATGCTTGCTACACTCATATTTCATCTCTTAACGTTTCAACGTTCCAACGTTCTAACATTCCAACGTCATGCCCTTGCCAAGCGGTTGAATACCTTATCCGGCAGCCCTTCCCAAATCTGCACGATGATCGGCTCGGCTGCGTCGAAGCCTTCCTCGAACATATGCGCGCCTTTTGTCCCATGCCGGCCAATTGCCCGGGCGATCACAAACGCCACCGAGCGCGCCTCTCTCCCGGCCGGGACCCCCAGCTTGCGCACCACCCACAACTCGATCGCCGCCGTCGGCGGTTGCTTGCCTGGCCTGCGCCCATACTCCACAGGCAAGCCATAAATCAATGGCGTGAATATCTCGCCCTGCAAGTTCGCCGGCGTCCCGCGCACCTCCGTCGCAATGCTCCCGCGCAGGTTGCCGCTCACTCCGACCGGAGTCCGGGGCACAATCGTCTGTTCCAGCACGTCTAGACTCTTCCGCATCGCCAGGCGCTGCTCTTCGGCCACCATGCCCGGCGCCTGTTCCAGCGCTTTGGCGAAGCCCATGATCTCCCGCATATCGATATGCAGCTCAAGCATTCTGGACAACTCCCCATGGCCATGGCTTCATAAGCACTCCGATACCCCAGTCATCCTGGCCGTCGTGATCGAACAGCTCTCGCAGCCAGGCCATCGGGCAATGCCCATTCGTCTTAAGATCTCGCCACCAGCGCCCCACATCGATCTGGTGCGGCTTATTCTCGTCTGGGTAGGCGATATCGTGGAACGCCATCATTCCGCCTGGGCGCACCAGTGGCCAGTATTTCTCGTAATCGTTCTGCACCGTCTCGTAGTCATGCCCTCCATCCACAAAGACGAAATCGAACGGCGCATACCTGGCTGCCTGCCGCACTGTAGCGGCCTCGTTTGAATTTGCATGCAGCGTTACCAGATTTACCTGCGCTGCTTCTGCCCAGGGCTGCCACAGCGCCTGGCAGCGTATGATTTCACCGAAACGATGATCGATGGTTGGAACGATCAGGTCGACGGATACGATCACCGCGCCAGGCTCAGAGTATTGCATCCAGAACCACAGCGTGCCTCCATAAAGTGAGCCGATCTCCAGCACGCGGCGCGGCCGCAGGGTGCGGTAGATTTCCAACATCCGCCACAGCTCCCGTTCATACTGGAATATCTCTACGGGGCAATCACTGATTCTGGCCATCTCAACCTGTTGTAATAGCATAAGACCTGGTCGATAAAAGCAAAATCCCCGGCATGCTCCTGGTACACCCCTTCGATCAAGCAGCTGTCCGAGTTATAGGCAGGCAAATTGAATCGCCATGACCCGATCAAATCTCGCCGCAAGACGAACTGCGCCAGATCGATCCGATCCACCCGCACCGTCTCAGGGCTCGCCCTGCGGATGAATAAATTGCAATCCTGGGAAAAAATGAAGCCTCGCCGACCTGGGCCATCGTGGATGGCCTGAGCGATCGCCGGGAAGAATTTGGGGTGGATCAGGTTATCGTCATCCAGGAAATAGACCCACGACTCCGCTTCGTTGCCAATATGCTCCAGGGCCTGGTTCTTCTGAGCGTTCCCAACCCGGCTCTCTGGATATTCTCCGCCATCCACGCTGATCAACCAGGCCAGGTTAAAATAAGCCTTGCCAGGCCCGATAGACTCCGCCAGGGCTGGCAAATTCTCAGATCGGGAGCAAGCGGTGATGATAGTCAGAGCATTCACCTTGTCCCCTTCCCGTGGAAGATATACTGCCTTCCGGTCGGCCAGCCTGGCTCCGTGTCCCAGTCCACGAACGCCCCCGCCGCCTGCACTGACTTGCCATCATCTCCTGCCGCGCCGATCCCCAGGTGCCGTTCGTACATCTTGATGAACTCTTTTGCCCGGCTGGCGAACATGTCGCCCCGTGTCCTGTGGTCCACCGAGTCGGCGTTGATCGT